CTCCAGTGTGATGTCTGGAACTACTACACCGATGGAGAGGGTCTTGATGCGGATCTTCTCATCGGCGTTCTCACGCTTGGTGTCGAGGAATCTCATGATGTCTGGGTGGTGAGCGTTTAGGTAAACCGCACCTGCACCCTGACGAGCACCGAGCTGGTTGGCGTAGGAGAAGGCATCCTCTAGCATCTTCATAACTGGAATAATGCCTGAAGACTGGTTCTCAATCTTCTTAATAGGAGCACCCAGCTCACGTACGTTAGTAAGGTTTAGACCTACTCCACCACCACGCTTTGATAGCTGTAGTGACGAAGTCACAGCACGAGCGATCGACTCCATGTTGTCTTCAACACGTAGCAGGAAGCAAGAAACAAACTCTCCACGCTGCTTTTTACCAGCATTTAGGAAAGTTGGAGTAGCAGGCTGGAAGCGACCAGAAATGATTTCATCCACCATGTCTTTTGCTAGTGGCTCATCTCCCTGAGCAAGCATTAGTGCGTTCATCACAACACGATCTTCAAAACGCTCTAGGTAACGCTCACCGTCAAAGGTCTTTAGTGCGTATGAGGTGTAGAACTTATAGGCACCAACAAAGGTTGGGAACCTGAACTTATATGAATAGGTGTGCTTGAATAGCTCTTTAATAAATTCAAAGCGGTACATGTCCAGTAGGGCTGGATCGTAGTATTCCTTTTCCACTAGATACTCTAGCTTTTCCTCTAGGCTGTGGAAGAAGACGGTGTTCTGGTTCACGTGGTCTAGGAAGTATGCTCTAGCAGCCTCCTTATCCTTATCAAACTGAATCTTGCCATTTGCATCATATAGATTGAGCATAGCATTTAGCTCATGGTAACTGTAGTTATCCATATAGTAGTTCCAACCTCTCTTTTACTGTTTCAACATCGTCATTTGTGCCGAATATTTCTACCCTGGCAATTACTGGCTTCCCAGTTTTTTGTGAAATCATGTTTGCAGCCTTGCAAAAATGTTCTCCAAAATTTGTGTTACCAAATCCAACAATCCCCTGCAGGAGATCCCTGTTTTCAATAACGTTTAAAAACTTTCTAACTTGTCTTGGGATTGCGTGTCCATCAGCTCCTCCACCATAGGTGGGCACAAATAGCACATATGGATAAGATACCGTCAGATTTTTCTTATCTGAAGAAATCGGTATCTGCGTTGCAGGCAAACCCAGCTTTTCCACAAACTTCTTGGTATTTCCAGAGTAATTTGAGAAATAGACAATGTGTATGGACATCTATTTTACCCCCTCTTTTTTAGTCTGGTGATGATAAAGGGGAAGAGATTTTTAGGCCCCTTCCCCTCTAATATTTTACATCAATTACTTGATAAGTGCAACCTTGTTCTTAGGGAACTTCTTGTTCCACTTAAGTGCAAGAGCGTTGTGCTTCTTCTTGTTGCCATCAGCCTTTGCCTCAGCAATAGCAAGCTTTGCAGTTAGCTCAGCTACCTGTGCCTCAAGAGCGGTGTTCTTGCCCTTAGCAATTGCAAGCTCAGCATCCTTGTCAGCTACAAGAGCAGCAAGGTCTACAACCTTAAGTGTGCCACGGACAAAGCCAGCAGGAGCAGTTAGACCAGTTACAGCGGTTGCTACGGTAGCAGTTGCAATAAGGTCATACGATCCAACAGCAAGGCCAGTTAGCTCCTTGACTGCAGTTCCTTCGGCAGATGTAGTAATGGCGTGAGTAGTGCTTGAGGTGCTAGATACAACCTGCAAAGCTACAGCTGAGCCTGATACTACGTTACCAAATACGTCAGTACCTGTAACAGTTACCTTTGCTGTGGTTCCAAGACCTGCTGTTGGAGCATCCAACTTAATGTTATTGAGAGCACCAGCAGTACCCTTGACATAGTAGGTGGTGGTTACGCCATCTGCAGTAACTACAACACTACCAGTCTTAGTAGTCTTAGTAAATACGAAGATGTCTGCAGTAGTACCAGTACCAGTTGCAATGCTAACCGAAGACGAACCAGATGCAGCGGTTGCACCAGTCAGAGTGGTTAGAAGCAGAGCGTCAGTAGCGGTTGCCACAACGTTGCTACCAGTAGTAACACCAGTAAGAGAGATCTTAAGAGCGTCTACAGCATCTACAGAGTTGTCTGCAGGAACTGGCAAAGCTACTGCATTGGCAGCAGTTGTTGGTGCTGTAGCAACCGTAGTTGCATTTACTGTTAGTGCAGTAGTTGCAGCACTAGCAGGTGCTACGAATGCTGTCGCAGCAAGAGCTACTGCAGCGGCAATAGCAATAAAAGGCTTCTTAATAGAAGTCATGTGTTTTCTCCTCTTTATATTAGTTATTGATTTAGATTAAATCAAATCTTTCTAGATATTCCTGTACCTCTTTGGGCATAGGCTTATATTTTATCACACCTTGGTCATTGCTGTCAAGCTGTTCCTTGGGCCTATCTCTGAAAGTATGAATCTCAACCTCAAGGTTTAGGTCTCTTGGTGTGTGTGATATCGCACCAAATATAGCACCACAAACAGCATCTGCCAAGTCCTTAGACTTTTTACGTGGGTGGTCAACCTTATTATTGTTCATAATCTTTAGTTCCGAAAGCTCTTCAAACAATAAGTCGATCATGGGCATAGCTAGTCGTTCTTCATAGATTAGCATTGCCATATCTTCATAGTGTTTCTTTGCTACGGATACCGTCTCAGTTCTCATGCCAACAGCCTTTAACTCATTCTGAATGTCAAACGACTGCCAACGGTCAAACGATACCATGCCAATGTCAAAACCAAGTCTGCGTAAGTTCTGGATCCACTGCTTTACCTCTGACAGGTTTACAGGACCTTCTGCACGTGGTTCCCACCAGGCAACAGCATCCACTACTACAACAGGTGCAATCTGCTGATAATCCTTAATAACCTGGATATTGACCCACTTATCTACGTGGGCAATGGCTACTGCACACTTGTCGTGTTTCTGTGCAAGGTCAGCATGTACAAAGTATTTCTTATTTGGATCTGGCTTAAAGCTTTCGTCAAACCTCCTGATAGCATCAAGTGGGTTTCTGATTGTCATAGCTGCCTTCACCTTTTCAGTCTGCTTAAAGAATCTGTCAGACGAGAATGTGGGAACACATGCAAAACGCTGCATAGCGTCTCCCATGTCAGTAAAGAATGCAAGCTTAAAGTCATCAATCTTACGGGTAGGATTTACCACCCATGTAGGACGCTTAACCGCAAACATGCCTGGATACTTGTAGCTAATAATTGTGTCTTCATCCCACTCAATATCTAGATAGTTACCTTCAGCATCTGCTGGTAAGTCAGGATTCATAACAAATCTATGAGTCTTAGTAACAACCTCTTTTTCTGCAATCACTGCCTCATAGCGTGTAGAGATAAAGTCTCCTGGAAAACGTGGGAACGATAGCAGTGCTACTTTACCCAGGTCTGGGAAACGAGAGTCTACTGATGCACGGAATGCTTTATAGATATTGTCTGCTGTTTTACCTTGGTCATTTCCTGTTCCAACCTCAGTAGCAAATCCAGAGATCTCATCAAGTACTGCCAGTATAAGGTTAAGGCCCTCGTGAGACTCTCTTTCCGAGTGTCCAGAATATACTGTGATAGATTTATCAAATTCAATTGATTCAGCCTTGGAGTAAAACTTTCCAGCGAACCATGGCGACTTCTCAATCTTTGTCTTAAAGCCTTTAAAGAATACGTTTTTCGCCTGTTGTGCGTTAATCGCAACGTTGATGATATCAATGGCATCACCGCTAGGCTTACCAAAATACCGTGCAGGATCCTTAAGACATAATAGTTTGTATACAATATACGCACATGCAACTGTTGATGTAAAGTCTTTTCCAGAACCCTTACCCAGCTGAAGAATGACTTCGTTCTTTGTGTACTTAGCATAGTATCTCCGTCCTTCTGTATCCCCAAGAAGCTCAATAAGATCATCTAGCTTATAGATTTGACTCATAGCTTCAACAATGTCATACTGAACTTGTGACAGTGGTGGCTGTGCAAGATAATCTTCGCCTTCGACAAATGTACGAACGTCTACTGGACGCTCAGCAAAATTGTCAGACTTGAGTGCTTCTAAAAAATCATCAAACATCTCTGTGTACTACCGTAACTACTTCCTGCTCTCGTGAAACTGCAGATAGTCGTCGCATAATCTCATCACGGATTTGTGGATACTCAGATGCAATGTCCTTAAGGATGCCAACCAGAACATCCTGCTTACGCTCAATCTCTAACATCTCTTCAGCAAGCTCCTTATTTTCTAGGAGACCTGCCTTCTGTAGCATGTCGATTCGCTTTGCTTCGATATCAAGGACCAGCTTAATGGCTGATGTCTTAGCGTTTAGGTTAGCTGTAGTTGTAGCATCATCAATAACCTCATAGGCTTTTTGTATTAGCTTATTATAGTGTGCATCGGCACCTACCAGGGCTTCCTTTGCACGTGCACGAATAGCTGCATTGTCAGCTGCCATAGCTCGCCACTCATTCAGATAGGCAACAACCTTCTGACGTGGCATAGCCAGCTCTTTTGAAATCTGTGTAGGCTCATTACCTGCCAGATATTTTTCTACAACCTTGTTTACTTCATCAAGGTGTTCTATAGTCATTTCCTCAAACGACACGCTTAGCTCGCTTTCCTCGTTTTGGAATTCTCTTGATTCGATCTACTCGAAAAGATCTGAAGACTGATGGGACAGTCCCAATAATCTCAAAGCAATCGATCCATTGGGCACCAGTATCAGTGTTTGTCACAAGATACTGAAACTTAAACTTGGCACCAAACTCGCCACGAATCTTAATAATGTCGCCATGATTAACCTCAAAACCATCTAGAAGAAAGCTTGACTCACGGACAAACTTCTTTGCGATCTCTGGTTGCTCATACTTTACTTTACGTGCCAAAATTATTCTCCTGTAATTAAAAGGTATATACATTATACCATTTCTAAGCCTAGATGTCTACAGCCTATTGCCATCTGTGTCATAGGCTGCAATACGCTCTTCACATTTATTACAGGTTACGTATGTGCGTAGCGTATATGGACAAGATACTTTTCTTGTATCTTCATGCTGACAGGACCTAAAGCCTGCAATAAAGTTTTTGATAGCTTTAAACATCTTAACCTCTCCTAGATCTGCGAAGACCAAACTTAGCAAGATAAACATAGATAGTCTCTACGCTTGTG